TGTTCATAGCAACACCGTGGCGGCAACTACGTCTAGACGTTTAGAAGAACCTAACAAGGTCAGAGTAATGAAAACTCCTCCTTAATCAGGGTTAAACGCAAAGACATCGTCACGCTTACTCAGGGATCACAGTCCAGAGTATTGATAACAACCACTAAAAACAAACATATTACAACTATCACCAGCATTCACAGTCACTCAACAGTAATGAAACCATCAGTAACCTTAATCATCCTCCATCCATCCTGTGAGACAGACGCGGGCACCGCCCTTTTGATTAGAACGCTATTGCGGCAACAGTCGCACGTTTTAACATCCCCTCCAAACTCCTATGAACCAGAACTTTAGTAACGACACGCGGGTCTTCAAGAGCTCGCTCGATACTAATTTCACGTATACTACTATCTGGGTCGACATCAAAACCGAAATACTTTTCAAAAGTAAAGGGTATTGACGACTTACGATACATAGCATGACATACGTCTATTCTGGCGTTGAGTCTGGCAGCAGACACATTGCCTCCATCATTGTGACACTCCCGCCCATATTGACGGAAAGCCCAGTACATAAGGCTTCCGTCGGCGGAGAGACAAGGTGAGGGATCGTCTACGTTAGTCTCTTGAAGATCTAACGAGCGAAGCTTCTCATTCACAATGCGGAAAGTCAGCCACTCTACTTCTTTTGTGCTCTTGAGCTCCAATTGCTCCGTACTAGAGTACATGACCTTTAACCGCAAACATCGGACAGCGAGATCTCTATCGTTTACACACCCATCAAAGAGGGGTAAACCGAGACCGCCCGCCCATTGCGGAAGGAAGTAGCTGACGCCATAACGGCGCAATGAAGGTTCATGCAGTTCAAAGAATTTCTTTGCGAGAAAAGTCGCCTGTGAGGGATCGCTTAAACGAATAAGCTCCCTGGCACAACTCGCCAATTCAAAGGGATCTGCATTGACCGCATCGTTATTGCCGACACTACTGCGTTTTAACCCCTTTAAGAGGCCATAGTTGATGTAACCAATTCGTCGAACACCAGAAAGATAATTGACATAACCAGTCGAGTTGATTTGCGCCATATAGGGATGAATAAATGTCTTTCCGACACTTTCATTCAATCCCATGCGAGAACCAATAATCGACCATATGTCTTTCAAATTCTGATCACCGATAAATAGGCAATCATCACCATTGACCTTGAGAGGTACGTCACGAAGAGCAAGACGTCTACCAAGACGAAGCTCATAGGCGTAACGAATCAACGCAGCATTTGCAATACACAACACGGGAAAGGAAGTAATGGAACCCATCAACTGTCCTTCCACCTGTTCTGCTTCAAGCCGTCTGTCACCGTCCTTAAGAACAATCTTATTCCTACAAAGATTGGTCATAAAGAACTCACGATAATCCTCATCCAAACTCAAACAGTTAGATACCTCATCAGCGATTGTCTCAGAAACCCACCCGCGTAAAGCATTGGTGGCATTAGAGTAATCGCCAGATATAAATTGTTTTGGCATAAAGACATCGAGTTTCTCCATACGATCGATCACGTCCTGAATATGCGATTCAGAAGCAGGTTCACCGATCAAAGAGAAAACTGGGTGACTCCTCAAAGTTGAGTGCATAACCTTCTGTAAGGGTTTTAGCAAATAATTCAATATTGCATTACCCTTGGTTATACATCGAACCTTTAAGGCCTCCGAGAGTCCGACAATTTCAGCACAATTATCGCTGTTTTGTCTATAGTGACTCTTAAGCTTCGCAACGACCCTACTGAAATCCTCATCTAATTGGGATTCATCCAGCAGGTATCGCGGAAGGAAGCGGTCTTCTACATCAACACGCATTTCGTTATCAAATGAGGAAGGATCCATTTGCAGCCAAGACATTTTGAACACGAGAGGTAACTGTACATCATCATTCAAAACACTACAAACTTCACCAAACCCACCTAACTTCGATCTACTGTTGTTATAGACAGACGAAGTACTTGGAACGCATGGCTTCTGCAATTCTTGCAGCCACAGTAAGCGTTGTCCAGAACCAAACAATTCCTTAACGGTACGGCATAACTGCTCCTTTAGCTTGGCAACATCAATGGATTCATTGTCCACTTTAAGATTAAAGTAGGCAAGACCACCAACGTCAACTAAAGAACCAGAGGTCCGTTCCGGGAACGTTTGAGGACACGCTATACAGGCATCTATGCCAGCGTTCGTCAACTCGGTGAAGGTATCAACACACCCCTTCTGTACTAAATTGGGACCAGGACGATTAAAACCCTTTTTGCCACCGACGCCAATAGATTGGAGAAATGAAAACCACTTCTCTTTATTGTTGCGTAGCAATTTTTGGAATTTAACCGCTCGACCCCCGAGCAAGAAAGAACCACTCCTGAGACCAGCACAAGGTACTGGAGGCAATGATTCTTGTTCCCACCCAATAGCACAGAAAGTAGCAATACGCCACTTCACATACTTCATCCAACCGCCGCCAACAAGACTACACTCGCTGAACCAGACTTGAGTATTACTACTCATCTTATAGCCAGCGCGATCAAAACCATAATCACAGAAGATCGTAAGAATAAGATCTAATGCATGGGTAAGATTCGTCTTGTCATCATCGGAGAGAGGCTTTGAAACTATCTGTTTCAAAGGGACAACGGAGCGGGGTGCGAAAACCACTATTTCTTTAGGTGGTGCACAACGCTTACCGTCGGGACGGAGAGTAACAATAGGGCCTGCCGTATCCGCTTTCGCGGGACCCACTTGTTGCAACTCCACAACCGACACGTGTCCGCGTTCTTCGGGATCAACCCTATGAACAACGGAAGGCTTAATACAGCCCTTCTCTTCACGCATCGGAAGATGTTTCACTTCACATCTATTTTCAACCGTAATATGTTTGTTTACGATTGGGAGGGACTTGGTCACAGTACCTAGTTCTTTCCTACCATTAAGAACTTCGGGGTATCTTCTCCTCAAACTCTCAAGTAGAATTTTAGCTTTAGCGTATAATTCAGGCTTGAGAAGAGAAGACATT